CCGCAGACGCAGGCGCAGTTCGGCGCGGTGACGAATTACGAGGGCAACACGCCTGATACGCAGACGCCGCTTGCTGCTGGCTGGCACGCATCGGTGCTGCAAGGCACGAAGGGCGAGAAAAACGACGTCGGCTTGCCGGGTGACGTGCGAAACGCATGGTGGGCGATTCTGCTGCCGGCGATTCCGGGCGTGATCCTGCAATCTGGCGACCTTGTGACAGACGACATCGACCGTCGCTATGTGCTATCGAGCGTCGAACTGACGGATCTCGGGTACAGGTGTACGGCGCAACAGGCGCAGACATAAATGGCCGACATTTCAGACGTGCAGAACACGCTCGTCGGCCTCATTGCCGGCGCGCTCTATCCGAACGGCACCGGGCAAGATTCCGCAGTCGGCGCACAGTGCCGCGTCGGATCAGGATGGCCCACGAAAGCGCAGCTTGACCCTGACTTGGCGCATGGCATCGTCAACGTATCGGTCTATCCGACGTCGATCGAGCACAAGACATCGCGCTACATGCCGCACTGGCAGGAAATCAACCGATTCCCGCCGACTGTGACGCTCACGAGCGATATCGGCGGGTCGATAACGGTAGGCGGCACGATCGCAGCGCCATTTCACGCGCAGAACACGGCCGTACTGATCGGCGGCCATGCGTTCACGTATGCCGTTCAGGCAAGCGACACGCTCGCAACAGTGGCCAGTGCGCTCGCCGCGCTGATTGCTGCGCAATATCCGGGCACGAGCTCGACGGGCGCAGTAATCACGCTGCCCGCTGGCACGCCGCAGCCAACGCTGCGCACCGGTGGGTATGCGACTGTCGCCAAGGAAGTGAAGCGTCAGTCGCGCGTCGTGCGAATCGTCATCTGGTCGCCGACGCCAACGCTGCGCGACAAGGTTGCAAGCCTGCTCGATGCGTTCCTCGCGCAAATCGAATTCTTGACGCTGCCTGACGGATTCGGCGGGCGGCTGCTGTATCACCACTCGGATCTCGTTGACCTGCAGGAGAAAGCGAACCTGTATCGCCGCGATCTCTGCTACTCGGTCGAATTCCCGACGACAGTCACGCAGCAAGCGACCGACGTCACGGTGACGGTCACGAACCTGGTTGAGCCGACAAGCGGCGCGACCATCAAGCAAATCATCTACTAGGAGCCGTCATGGCTGACAACAAGGCTGCCGCGAAGGCAGATTTCGCGCTCGTCGTGATCCATCCGTTCGGTGATTACGAGCGTGGCGCGCGCATCGAAGACGCCGACAAGGTTGCCGCGGTGCTGGCCGGCGAAAACGCCTCGCATTGCGTGAAGACCGCAGCGCAGTAACGTCACCCCTCAACGCTGAAAGAGCCGCCTACGGGCGGTTTTTTCGTTTGGAGCATCACATATGCCGATCTACCAGGCAGGGCAGCTCAATGTCAGCGCGCTCAACGCGCCGGGCGTCTACCTGCAAATTCAACCGCCGCCGCCGATTATCAATGGCGTCGCAACAAACCTGCTCGGCTATGTCGGCGTAGGTTCGTGGGGTCCGGTCAACAGCGCAACGCTGATCGGCTCCGGCAACGATCAGGCCAACTGGCTCGGCTCGCCGCAGGTTCGCAAGTACGACCTGTCGACGGCTGTTCAGGTGGCGCTCGCCGCTGGCGCCAACGCGATCCAGTATGTGCGCGTCACTGACGGCACCGACGCGGCCGCATCCTGCCTCGTCAAAGACACCGCGGGCACGGTCACCGGCCTGACGCTGACGGCGATCTACACCGGCACGATCGGCAACACGCTGACGGCAGCAATTACGGCCGGCACCGCACCGTCGAGCTTCAAACTCACGCTGACGCGCCCCGGATTCACGCCGGAAGTGTTCGACAACGTGACCGGCACGGCTGGCGCGCTTTGGGCGAACTTCGTCAATGCCGTGAATAACGGTCTGTCGGATCAGCGTGGCCCGTCGCAACTGTTTGTCGCCACGGTCGGCACGTCCACCGCGGCGCCGAGCACGTCGGCAACGTTCACCGCTACGGGCGGCACTGACGGCACTGGCTCGATGACGGACGCTACGCTCGTCGGCGTGGATGGCACCAGCACGACGCGCAAGGGCATGTATGCGCTGCGCAGCTCTGGCGTTCAGGTTGCCGCGCTCGTCGATCACAGCGATTTGACGGCTGCCAGCACGGTTCTCGCGTTCGCTCTGTCCGAAGGCATCTACTTCGGCCTGCAAGGCGCGTCCGGAGCGTCGTACTCGACCGTATCCACCGCGCTCAACACGGCCGGCGCCGATGGCTACGGCATCAAGTGCATGGTCGGCGACTGGATCTACTGGCAGGACGGCACGAACAAGGTGCAGCGCCTGCTCGGACCTACGACGTTTTGGGCGGCAAAGCAAGCGATGCTCTCGCCGCACCTGTCGAGCCTGAACGATGCGATCTTCGGCATCTCGAGCACGCAACGCGTCGCGCAGAAGAACGCCTACAGCATGGCGGAAATCGGGCAAGTCGCAACCGCGCGTCTGGACGTCATCACGAATCCGTCGCCGGGCGGCAACTACTTCGCGTGTCAGACCGGCCGCAACGCATCGAGCAACGCGGCGACGTGTGGCGACAACTACACGCGGATGACGAACTATTTGGCGACGACGCTTTCGGCTGCGTTCGGCTATGTGATCGGGAAGCCGCAGACGAGCGACCTGCGCAAAGAGGCTACGGCGGCGATGCAAGCGTTCCTCGGGAACTTGCAATCGGCCGGCATGATCGGCGACGTGAACAACCCGCAAGCAGTTGCATATACGGTTGTCATCGACGAGACCAACAACAGCAATCAGGCAGTCGCGAACGGCTACATGACGGCGAATGTCGCGGTCAAGTATCTGTCGATCGTCTTCTATTTCGTCATCAACCTGCAGGGCGGCCAGACGGTAACGATCAAGTCGTCGAGCAGCGTGTCGGCAGGCTAAGACGCACTTTTCCCATAGCACACGAACCGCCTCCGGGCGGTTTTTTCATTTGATAGGTGCGACATGCCTGTAAATGGCTACACAGTAGGGCGCGACGTGACGATCAACGTCATGACGCCCGATGGCCCGCTCCAGTTGAACGGTGTCGTCAAATTCACGAAGCGCCGCGATTCGACCAGCAAGAAGGTCAAGAAGATCAACGGCGACACAGACACGCTTAACTTCCCGGACGGCTGGAGCGGCTCGATTGAGATCGAGCGTCAAGACAGCAATGCGGAAGACTACTTCGCCGCAGTTGAGGCTGGCTACTACGCCGGACAGAACATCCTGCCGGGCAACATCTGCGAAACGATTGAAGAGGCGAGTGGCGCCATTACGCAATGGCAATACACGAAGGCAGTACTCAGCCTGACGAACGCCGGTGACGCGATGGCTGACGAAACAGTCAAGCTTCAGATCGACTGGTCGGCGAGTCGTCGCGTTAAGTTGTAATCCAGCGCGGCCGGTTTATTCCGGCCGCCTCCCGAATAACCTCACCAAAAAGTCATGGCAAAACTCACTGTCAAGCAGCCCGGCGCGACGCCGGAAAACGAAGGATTCGAACGCCCGAGCGACATGATCGTGAAGCAAGCCGCTCAGCAACACATCGTCACGGATTCGACTGGCCGCACGATCACGCTGCGCACGCCGAAGCCGCTCCAGCGACTCCGATTCGCCGCGGCGATGGGCGAAGACTCGTCCAACCGCCTGTGGTACTCGATGGTTGCCCCGCTGATGTACATCGGCGCGATCGATGGGGAAGTGGTCAACGTGCCGATGTCCAAGCGTGAGATCGAGGCGCTGTTTCAGCGACTGGACGATCACGGCTTAGAAGCGGCAAGCGAAGGTGTCAGCGAACTTCTCGGCCTCGTGAAAACGGAGGTCGACGAAGAGGCAGCAAAAAAATAGTCAACAACGCCGCGGTTCGAGAGGCGATGTGGCTGGTTCAGAACAACACGCCTTTCGATGTGGCGTTCTCGCTCGATGACACGATTCGATTCGCCTTCGCGATCATCGTGTCTGAACAGCAGAGCGGTCGCGAATTCGATTGGAACAAGAAAGAGTTCGTCGATCCGACATGAAAGAGTTCAAGAGCTTCGCCGCATTCGCAACGCATCTTCAACTTCTCGCCATTGAGGGCAAGGTTGTGAAGCGCGGCATCGTCGAAGCCGGCGCGCAGGAAGTACAGGACACGGCGCGCGGCATGATCGGCTTCTATCACGAAGACCCGAAATGGCCCGAACTGTCGCCAGAATACGAGGCGGCGAAGGTGAGGGCCGGATTTGCGCCGGATGCGCCATTGCTGCGCACCGGAGAGATGCGCGACAGCATCAACCACATCATCAGCACGGACGGCAACAGCGCGACGATCGGCTCTGACGATCAGAAATTGGTCTGGCACGAGCTCGGCACAGACAGAATGCCGCCGCGTCCGGTCATGGGGCCGGCAGGCGTTCATAGCGCGCCTCGCGTCGTGCATATGGCCGCCGCATCTGCTGCCGCATGGGTCGCCGGAACCCCGAAAAAAGCGGTAGTTCCGAAGAAAACACCGGCAGGAACCTAACATGCTCGAAGCATACAAGATCGGCGTCGGGTTGCACCTGACGGACCTCATCACGCCGAAGCTGCTCGAAATGTCGAAGCAGATGCTGAAGGTCGAGATGCAAGTCGCTGCGCTTGATCGCCAATTCAAGCAGATCGGCAAGGCAAACGGCGGCATCAAACAGGCGACGAACTACGCTCACGCACTCGACAAGGCGATCGGCAAGACCGATCAGCACGCCAAGATCCTCGTGAAGACGTTCGGCAAGCTGTCGGCGTTCGATGCCAAGGCGATCGGCGGCGTCAACATGATGCTTGCTGAACTGAACAAGGCTGACGGCGCTGCCGGTCGCCTATCTGGCCATCTCGCCAAGATCACGGCGTTCAATCCCGAGATGCGGGAGTTGGCGCGCGCTACCAAGTCGCTTTCTGACGGCTTGCGTACATCGTCGAGCAATGCCGC